CAAGCCTTTTAATTTAAAAAGCGGTAGTGCTGTATCAAGTTATCCTGGTCCAAAATATAAAAAGGTTTCATTTTCAAATCCTGGTCATGCTAGAAACTTAGCCAAGAAACTTAACAAACTGTTTAACACTACTGACTTTTCTGTATATAAATTAAACACTGGAGAAAAAGAATAGTGGAATGGACGTTAAAGACAATTACACAAATATTTTTTTAAAAGCCGCTGAATTAGACATTACTGCCGAACTAGTAAAGAGCAAAAGAATGGATTGGTGGTGGAATGTGCGTGTTAAAAATGATGGTGGACTAAGACTAACAGACCAAGCAATGGATTTTATTAAGAATGAATCCGAAATCAAAATCTATAAGATTGACTTTCCGAAAGACTTTTCTATTACTCCACAAATACTTTTATGGCTTGACAAATTTATAGATTCACCGTATTATATTACTAAACGATCAATATCAGTATTAAAGGAGAAGGCTGCATTTGAACTATATCTCTTTAGTGGAGATGTCCAAAAACTAGGATATAACAAGGCTTTGAGTAAAAGATTAAGCCAAGAATCATCATAGTTATAGTAGCAGTTAATAAATAATTTTATGTTAGAACTAAATCCGTTGGATGTTTTGAATATTAGAAAATTGGAAACAATGCCTCCGCACTTCTGCAAAACTAAGATTGCAAGTGCAGATAAGAACTATAGAGATGTTACAAATTGGATTAGATCTAAACTTGCAGGAAGATATTGTGTTTTAACATATCCTACTGTAACAAGTAACGACAAATTTCAAACAGCAACATTTGTTGGGTTTGAAGAACAAAAAGAGTTAACATTTTTTATGTTGGCTTGCCCATACTTAAGGAGAAACTAGAATGGCTGAAGAAGTAAACAAAACTGATGCTCCTGCTGAAGCAGAAGTAAACACAGAAGCGACCGCTGCTCCGGTAAGCGGTCCAGTACCAACACCTGGCGCAGATACTGCGGCAGCACCTGATTTAAATATTAGTGATCTAAATGCTGTGAAAAGCATTATTGATATTGCTACAACAAGAGGTGCATTTAAGGCTAACGAACTTGAAGCGGTTGGTAAAACTTATAACAAGTTAACATTGTTCTTAGATCATGTATCTAAGCAGCAACAAGAACAACAAACACAAGGGAAGTAAATTATGGCTAAAGAAATCAAACACGTAGGAAAACTGAAAAATACAGGCGACAAAGTTGCTGTAGTATTTAGAACAGTTCCGGGCGAATCGAACAATGCTTTAGTATTGCAAACTGCAACACTGAAAGATGAAGTTCATGATTCATTGATGGCTATGATCGATTCCGATCAAGCACAACAGACAAATGAACTAGGAGAATTAATGTTCTCCAGAACTTTTTCAGACGGAAGACCAATGCTGCAAGCAATGCAAGCAGAAGGACGTTTAAGAAAAGTTCCTACTGATAATGTAACAATGACTCCTACACCGACAGACACAATTAATCTTTCACAATTAAATACTTTAATTGCAGAGCAAAAAGGTATGTCTGTAGATGAATTATACACATTAGTAAGTGGTGCTCCAACTAAAGAACAAGTAGCAGCACAAACTACAGTACCAGAAACTACTCCAAGCGAAGAGCCAGTAGCGGCTCCTAAAACGGATGGTGTATTATCTGATTCAGATCTTGCAAAATCATATCGTAGTCAAGCAGATGCTATGTATAAAGAAGCAGCACAATTACGTAGACAAGCAGACGAATTAGATCCGCCAAAGAAGAAAACTTCTAAGGCAAAAGCAGAAGCAGAAGCATAAGCAAGTGCATAGGCATTACTTCAAGCCGCCTAAACATCTAGTAGACGAGTGGCCGGAGGTGTTCAAAGATTTATATATGGACACCATGCCGGTTGCTTATGTTGAGAAGATGATTATTGAATTTACAGATGGACGTATCTGGGAAATCAATGTCAAACAACAACTAGAAAATACCGACCCAGATAATGTTGCAAAAAAGTTATTGAACTCCTTGACTGAGTATAAAGACACAATCAAAAATTTAGATTTTAAAATAGATGTTGGTTTATTAAAAGCCGATATAGCAAAAAAGACTAAGAAGATTCTCTAGTATTACCGTAATGTACAACTTCGTATGTATTCGAAGTATGTTCTCTCCAAGGATCAACTACAACACTATCATTAGTAACATCAATATACATTTCTGGATGAGCAAGAAGAACTACTGCTCTATAAGGTCCTTTATCGGCCCCATACACTAGCGGATCAACTTTCATTGGATTAAATCCGTATTCATGACAGTATTGTGAAACTAGTAATGCATAACTTCCGTCAACATAAGGCACACCTGGTTTATAAGCAATACCATTTATTAAGATAGGAAGTTCTTTTTCTTTTGCAATTTCACATAGTTTGGTTGCAATATTTTGTGCTTGTACTTCTCTAGCATTCATAATTGCATCAAAGATATCATAACCTAAATCTAATTTTTTAGCCATATAACGTAGTGCTATATTATCTCTAGGATGGCATGCACCTCCATCTCCCATTCCTGCTTTCATGTATGCAGAACTAGTAATTCTTTTTGTAGCGTTAGATAATGCATCAGTAACTTTATCGACATTGATATTACCTTGACGTTCAGCAACATCTTGCATCATATTAACCAATCCAATCTTAGTTGAAATAAAGGTGTTATAGAAAACTTTTATGCATTCACACTCGTCCCAAGTTCCAATTTCATACTTAGGATTGTTTTCCATTATTGTGTGATAAAATCTTACAAGTTCAATAGCATCGCCTGTAGCACTTCCGTCATCAGTTCCAATCATTACTATATCTGGATTTACCATATCCCAAGCAACAGTTCCCATTGCAATTAAGTATGGATTGTAAACAAATCGTGTATTAGTAACATGTTGTATAAACTCTCTGCGTACTGTACCTGGCAATACTGTGCTTATAAGCACAAGCAATTGATCTTTATTCATATGCTTATTTGCTTCTTCAAGAACACTATGAACAATATCGTAAGAAAAATCTTTTGGTTCTAAATGTGCTGTAGGTGCTTTACCATCGTAAGCAGGATCATGTGGAGTAGGAACTGCAACAAACACAATATCTCTATCCTTTACTGCATCTTGGATAGTATCTTCTACAATTACATAATCACTATGTACTGTATCAACATCATAGCCTAGAACACTGTGTCCTTTTTTGGCAATTACTTCTGCACATGGCAATCCTAATTTGCCTAATCCTATAAATGCTATTTTCATTTTTGTTCCTTATAAATTGTAAATCTTAATCCCTGTATAAATTTTATAGCAGTATGTGTTTTTACATTTCCAAATTCCTCAAATTCAAATATTAAAGGAATAACTGCTGTATCATCAATAGGAGCTCTCCACGTAAAATTTTCTTTTATATGAAAACAATGCCCAGGAATTAATTGTTGATTGTGTAATAATGCTTTACCAAATAATTTAAAATGAAACCATTCTTCAGCAATATCGAAGTTGTCATTAAATTTATCTAACTGTACAGATGGTAGCTCTGTTAAATCATATTTAAAATCTAATTCATATTCAGTATATGTATGAGGTTCCATAACTTGCTTGATTGGTGTAAATTTAAGTTCTGCAACTAACTTAATATTTTCTCCTGTTGGTTCCCATTTCTGTATATTTGTAAGTACAAGAGTATTTGGTTTTTCTAAATGCCAATCTATATCTACTACTTCTTCATGTCCATAAATGTTTGAAGGAATATTAACCTGTTCTAACCTAAAGTTAGATACTGTATTGCCATTAAGTTGAACTAATAATTGGTCGTTATTTTTGCCGTCTAAACTGTTTTGGCTGACATTAGGGGTTCTAAGAATAGGCCAATAATTAATTTTAAGTTTAAGTTTTTCCATGATTCTCTATCCAAAAGTATTTACAAAAACAACGTTAACCGCCTTTTAAACGTGGTTTATACACAATAGTTCAACTATAGCACTGTGACTGTAAACAACGCTGTATGACGCTTAAAATGCGTTTAAAGCACCTTAAAAGACGCTAGTAGTTCATAGGAACGCACAAATCTTTACTATAGTTTTTTAACAATAAGTTTCTATTATGATTAGCAATAGTCCTTACATTTGGTAGCCATTGCTTACGTAATGTTTTTTTGGGCATACTGCATAGTTTTTCTATTTGATCTAAAATAGCCAACATTCTATCACCGTCATCTTGTATACTATCATATGATTCATCTATGAAAGGAGAATATGTTTTGTAGCCTAATGCTTTCAAATATTGTAAACTATTAGGTGCTGTTACTATTATAAAAGGATGTCCCATTGCTATTGCTTTAAAAATTTTTTCACTTAAGAATGGAGTACCCTCGTGATATGTAGTTTCGGACACTATGCTAAAATATGTTTCTACATAATATTTTGAAATAGAATCTTCGTGCATTGCACGATTTGTAACTAAATCTTCTGTATCTAAATACATAGGTTTAAGATTTTTTACATCTGCATTGTCTGAAAGTATTTTAGAAATCCTATTATGATTATTGTACATGGCTTGCAATCGTGGATACACTGTATTCCAATTATGTCCATCATCACTTGGTGCAAAACTTATATAACCTTGATCAAGTAGATTACGTGATCTTAAAAGTGTAATTAGTAACGGTCGATGCAATCTCCATCTTCTGTTAAGTAGCAAAAACTTTTTATTATAATTTTTTTTCTTTGGTAGAGCAACAGTTCCTTTTTTGGCTGCGTCTTTTCCTGTTGCTTCAAATAAACTAAACCAATCTACTTTTATTTCAGGAAGTTTTAGTTTCTTTGCAAGTTGTGCAACATGTGTGTTCATTGTTGGTACTGCTGATAAAAATATAATTTGTTCTGCTGGTATGTTGTACTTTATAACTATATCTCTGTATATTGCATCTGCACATTCATAAAAATGTTCTAGTCCATTGTCAAGCACGAGAAAAACTTTTTTATCTTTTACTCTATCTAAAATATCTTTAGATACAATGTCATCTATGCTAAACATGCTGAAACTATCAGCATTGGAAAACTGTATGTAGAAAAAATCATAGTCTACATTTTCTTTTGCATAGTAACCAATGTTCCTGTCAATCTTTATAACTTCCTTGTCGTGCAGGCTATATGTTTTTACGTATAAAAGATTATCTGTATTGATACAGGGCACTATAATCTCCTCACGCCGGGTGCGGACCAAAACTTTACAGTATCATCCAGCGTTCTGCATTCCAAAACTTTTGCATCATACTCTGCCGAAAATCTTTTCATTTTGTCAGTAACAGGATAAAAATTTTCAAGATACTTTAAGTAGCCAAGTGGAGTTGGATGATAGTCAGCAGTCTGACCTTTTCCTCCCCACCCTTTAATCGGAGTTTGCGGCCATTTTCCTTTATATACTATATCAACCACTGACGGCTTTACTTTATCTAACGTAGACTTATATAAATCAATTATGTCCACTAGATGATTTTTCTTAATATTATCTGTCATTTTAGTTTCTTCAAAATCAACCATTTTAAACATTTCAGTATCGCAGGGCAAACTTTTTAAATAAACAGAAGCCTGTTCAACTATTCCTAAATCTTTCATAAGATAAAATCTATCGTCTGCCCACTTGTAAACAAAATCCATATCTATTACACTTTGAGTATAGATATTACCAGGTGTTTCCCATCTATTATTCTTATAACGATCTTCTCTACTAACACTACTCCACATAACCATTACTAAATCATCTTCTGTAAATTTATGTGTAAGATTTGCTTCTACTATTCCGTTGGATATGAATAAGTTGCCGCCACCGCTTTGTGCATAATTATAATACTCAGGAACTTCCTGTGCTACAATATCAGCCCACGTTGGCCAATTATAACTTGTCAGACTGCACCCAAATGCAAAAAATCTCTTGTATTGATTAAACGGTTTCATAATACTTTTCTGTTCTAACAACTGCTTCGTGTATTGCATCAGCATAAAAGTCACTGTGTCTAATTAAATCAAAATTGTGCTGTATTGTATCTATACTCTTTTCTAATCTAGCAATTTTTTCTTCTTGTTTTAATTCGATCCAATCGTTAATAACTTGTTGTGTTGCATTAAAGCGTTCTAGATTATCCTCTATGTCATTGTATGCAGGATCTATTCCACACCAATCTGTTCTAAATCCCATTTGTTCAAGACATCTAAGGGTTCCTTGGCTAGCAAATAATACAAGTGGATGACCCATTGTAATAGGTTTAAATATCTTTTCAGTAATAAATGCAACATCATGCAGGAATATAGTTTCTGTGATTACTGTAAGCAGACTATTTTTATATATGTCAACGTTATACTGATTAGCAGCATTTGTTTTACTCCAGTCTCCGTCTATAAACTTAGGAAACTCTTTCTCTATATCTTGATAGTCACCTACTAAATTTTCTGTATCTTTATCTCTAAGTATTATTTCATTGCCGCTTACTATTCCATTATTTACAAAGCCGTCTTTCATTAATCTATATAAGTGTGCGCCACGTTGGGGACGATAAACTCTGTTAAGGCTGTTGTAATCCTTGCTGGCAGGGTTTGCCATAGCGTATTTTATGACAGGACTAGTAGGCAAATTCGCATCTCCGAATATGTTTCCAAAGTGATTACTATACATCACGTCATATATCTTATCAACACCTTTGTATTTTCTCCATCTACGGTATTGTTGTTCAACCTTTTTATTACCCTGTAGTATTAAAACACTATCCTTAGGAAACCCAAGTTCAATCATAGTATTATGTGTAGATAAGAAACAATCCCAATGCTGTGTAACCATCGGGCCACCTTCTCTGTCAGCGTTTATTACAAGTCTAATTTTTTTATCTTTGACTAGTTTTCTTATTTCTTTTGGTATACAAGATAAAATATGCTTATGAGGGACTCCAGTATTAGTTAAAACTCCTGCCCACCACTGGGGATCTCCTCTAACATCTACAAAATATATTCCATTATCGTCGATAGTTGTTAACTCACAAACGTTCAACCCCATATCAATACACTTTTGTTTCACAGGAGCACCGGGTGCTACAAGCCAATAGTCTGTGTTGCCCTTAGTTGCTAGTTTGTTCTGATTAGATTCATTACTTAATAGTGTGTCAAAGTAGATTTTCATTCTTCCATTAAATCCTCTAGTTCAGGAAACGTTAAAGGACCGTCTTCTTTTCTTTTTCTGTCATGGTGATCAATAGTAATTTTAAATTTGTCTATAATATTAGGATTATGTAGTGTTGATTTTAATCCATTAATTACAGTTTGTAGAGATTGTTTAATATTTCCGCCTTTATTATTAGCATACTCTGTCAATTTTTTAGCAGTATCCGCCAGTTCTTCGTCAGTAAGTAATTGCAAACTTAAAAATTCTGGATTCATTATTACATAAAAATGTGGATTATAGTTTTTAACGTCTACTAACCCACTTTCTAACATGTAATCTATAAATTCTGTGAGTGTTTTTATGTTTAGTATTGAAACCACTGTATTAGTTTGCATATGTATATGCGGTGCTTGTTCTCTTACAGTTCTAATATTCTGTTCTATAACATTCCATATAGTTCCATGCCTAATATATTCAGCACGTGGACCCCAACTATCAAGACTAGCACCAATATAAACATTAGAAAACTTCTTCCACATGTCTAATACATTTTTATTTTTGTATTTTAGCACACTCATGTTTGTGTTATATCTTAATTTTACATCTGTTCTTCCATTCTCAATTAAGTATTCAAGTATATCGTAATGTTTGTCAGTTAATAACGGTTCGCCACCGGCAAAATAAAATTCTTCTATAGTATCAAAGTGTGGTTCGAACTGTTTGTATAGTTCATCATTGTTAACTCCGCCTGCATAGGTAAAGATTTTTTCGCTGCCGTGTTCTTGTGCCCAACTACTTGAATACAAAGGACCGCAGGATCTACATTTAAAATTACAAATATTACTCCATCTTACATCTAGATACCTTAGTTTAAAATCATCTATGGTTCCATCAATATTTGTTGTTGCAATAGCGTTGTCTATATATTTTTCAAACTGCTCATTGCTGTGCTTACGAAAACTACTGTTACCAGAATCTTCATCTCGATAACATGCAGTACATTGGCTACATTTTTTTCCAGCCAACATATTCTTACGCATTCTTTTAAAACTTTCATTATTAAATACTTCTTTTAATGAGCCGTCTTGTACATTACCCATAGATTGCTGCCAGTCTCCTACACAACAAGGTAGAACAGTGCCGTCTGGATTTGCATAGAGATGTATCCATGGTAGTATACAGAAAGTTTTATTTGGCACAGTCATTATAAAATCCTTCTAATTCAGGAAAAACATTTACAAAGTCTACATTTCTACGTTTATCGTATTCGGTGAACCAGTTATAGAAGTCACGTCTTCCTTCTTGTACACGCTCTGTAGTATAATTTGTACTAGCCATGTAATCAACTACACGTCTAAACTTTTCATATTCAAGTATACTAAACTTATGTTTGTCTGCATCATCTAAATTTTCTGCTATAAACTGTAAATGCTGTTTCATATAAGGAACAAATTCATTTTTAGGAAGTATATTCATATCATACTGTAACGGTTCTTTTAGATAAGGAGTATCAAATCTAATACGCTGCCATTTAGTTTGATTTTCACTATTATATTTTACACGCCAGTCTAAAAACTTCTGTAATAGTTTACTAAAGTTAGTTACAGTTAAAATATTAAACGTGACCATAAATGTTAATGGCATATTTGTTTTAGTAAAATATGTATCAAGGTTACGTTCCCATAGTTCTAAATCCAATCCTGTTCTAATATACTCTGCTTGTGGTCCCCATGTGTCAATACTTGTAAAAACTTTAAAATCTTTGATACAACCTTTATCAACTAAACTGTTTACTTTGTCAGTAAATCGTTCAATAAGGATAGGCTTAACACCTAAGTTGGTATTGATGTTTAGTTCTAAATTAGGACATGGATTCTTTTCAAGTTCGTCGAACATACGCCATGTGCTTTGCTGTAGTAATGGTTCTCCTCCTGTAATACGTAAAATTGTAAGTGTCTTACGTAACTCAGGCCACCATTTCCACCATGCTTTGACATATGGATTTGTTTCTTCATCTTTGTGTATTTTAAACCAGTCAATATCATTCCTATGATTCTTAACCATAGTGTACGGACCGTGTTTCTCTATCTCTTTGTAATAACTGCTAGAATGTTTAGGGTGACAATAACCGCACTTAAAGTTACATTCATTACCAAATGATACTTCTACATATTGAGGATTTACATCTGCCATTGGGTCTTGTTTTATTGTGTCAAATCTTTCTGGAGTGTATATACTTGCATTACGTTCTTTACGATCACTAATGTAATCTTTACCCATGCACTCAACATTCCAGCAGTATTGACATCCGCTGGGTTTCTCTCCGTGTATCATAGCCTGCCTTTCGGCTTTTTTTTGAGGTGTATTATGCAGTAGGCTAGGATTCTCTTCGAGTCCCTCCAGCGGAATTTTGTGAGGAGCAGGATGATAACAACTGTGTGTCTCTCCTGTTCCTAAATAGATAGTAGTGTGATGCCATTTAGCCAAGCAGAAGGTAGGCGATATCTCGTCCATCATTGGTTCAAAACTTTGTATTCGTTCTTTATCTTTCATCGAACCGTTCCTTTAACCAAGCAAAGTCATTTATTTTATATAGTGCCTCTATGTTGTTACTATTTTGTTTACCATACTCTCTGCCTTCATTGGCTCCTCGTATAGTATACTCACCGTATGGTTTTTCTTTACCAACTGTACACCATACATCTAATCTATCTGTTGTTTCTGTATCATCTTGTCTATCTATAGTCCTACTAGATAATTTTACACATTCTCTAAAAGCACTCTTCCAGGCAGTGAACGCATCTGTGTTAATTACTGTCGAATTTGCAACAGTATCCATAGGGCGAAAACTTTCTGATATGCTTGTAGTCATATCTGGTTTAGTAGTATCCATGTTTATTGTTTTTTGTCTAGGGAAAAGTTTCACTCCGCCGTATCCATATTCTAGATTATTGACAGGATTTCTGCTGCGCCATACATAAACACTGTTCCTTGCATTAAAATCATAGTAAGGTATTTGCATATCAAAATTAAATTCGTCTACTACTTCTGCATCAGCGTCAACTATATAAAACATTTCAGTCGTAGCAAGTTTTGCTGCTTCTATGTGTGCTTGATGTATTCCTTTAACATCACGTGTCCATTGTGCATATGGCACACGTTTTAATAATTTTTTATAATTATTTTCTGCAAATTTTTCTTTGTAAGATATAAAAGCAACATCATAAGGTTTAGGATCACTTGCAACTATATCTATTTCTTTCTTGTTTGTAAAAAATCTATAATCCCATTCTCTCTGTAATACTTTAGCATGTTTAGGAAATATACACACGCCATCGTAGTAGTTTCCATTCTTAAACACGTGAATGTAATCGTTATCCCATTCAAGTATTTTATAATCTAATTGGAATTCATTATTAAGTTCTAAATTATCCCACACTGCCCAGAAGTGTTTTGTAAGTGACTTTACTGCTACCTGTTGAAAAGATTCACAGTTTTCTACTTTTTGTGCATTGGGATATTTCTGTTTGAAGTTTGTCCAAACATCAATATTAATTGTTCCATTGCTAATAAGAAATACATCATACATACGTTTGACTATAGTAGGTTGTTCCCATGTTGATTGCTTCGTTATACAAATCAACTGTATACTTGCTCATCTGTTTATCTAGGTAAGGATAATCTATTCCTAGTTGATTTTTTATTTCGTTTCCTAAATGCTTTACTTCTTGTTCTAACCCAGAGCCATCTTCATGCTGTTTGCATTGCTCGTTATATAATTCACGTAGTGATTCAAAATCTCTTACTTGTATATGGTCCCAGTCTGTACAATTTGTAAGATATGTTCCTAGTCTTGCACCATAGATTGCAAATAATCCATTTTCAACATGACTACCAATTGTACTCCACATTCTTAGTCTGTGCATGTTATGCCACCATACACGCTTTTCAATCTCTTGTGGTGGAACTTTTAAACCACCGTCTAGTGTCATTTTTACACCTTCTCTAAATCCTGCACGCCATGCCATAAACGGATTAAAATTAATTACAGTATCACTGAAAGTCTTTGGAAAGTTTCTGTATCCTGTTTCCCAACAGAAGTCTACCTGAGCTCTTTCACTATCAGCATTCTCGTGAGTTTTCATATTTTTTACATGTTCAACATTCCACAGTTTTAAGCCGCCATTACCATATCGTAAACCATTTACATTATTTTTTCCGCACCAACTATATGCTTGTATATCTGGATTATCCATGTCTATTTCAATATCAAAAAATTGTGGATATACAATGTTGTCTGCATCTACAGTTAACACCCAATCAGTTTCTGATTGATCTGCTGCTGCTTTGTGTGCATGATCCGAACCTTTTACACCGTGTATACGTTTTGCCCATGGAACTTTATTGCATAGATCTGCATAATGAAGATCCGCATTAGGTTCATCATAACTTAAAAAGAATACATCAAACTCAATTACTCGTTTCATCTTTCCTCAATCATATAGTTTTTAAATAAGCGTCTTGTGTATACGCTAAAGAATCTGTTAATATTAAGTTCTTTAAGTTCAACTTTTTTACCAATTAGATCATTAATTGTTACACTAAAATTATCAGTAATAACATTAGGATCATTATATTCTGTAATTGTAAAATCAAGTTGTGTTTCGCCATTCCAAAACATTTTTCTTTTTGCAACATCAATACCTTTTTGTTGTTTGTATGTTCCGCCAAATTCTTCACTAAGTTCTATAGATAATACATTTGTTTTAGCATTATGTTCTAAGTAGATGTCTGGTTTTTTAATCTCTGAATATTTCTTAACAATGATTCTGTGTAGTACATCATCTATTTTATATAAATCTCTTCTTTCAACAATTTCTAATTCTCCTTGATCAGGATCAATAAAACATTTGCTCATACTAATTTCGCCGGATATAATTTTTTCAGCAACATCTGATTCAAGAGTTATAATATTTTCATATTGTTTTTCGTTAACTGTATGATCTGGCCCTACAGATAATACACGACCTGATTCAGAATCAAATGCTGCATTATATACTACAGGCTTATGCTCGTAGTTTTTAACCCACTCATCAAAATCAGGAAGTTCTATTTGTTTTTCTGCCATGCTATTTCCTCCAATATGTTTACTGTTTCCAGCGTGACTGTTTCTTTGTTAACATAATGAACTATATCAGTTTGTTCAAAGTTACCAAGTTTTAATTTTCCTTGTTTGTTTAAATAAAATCCTATATGATCGTAACAATTATCAGCACCGTAAGGCCAATCCTGTATCATTCCCTTCATGTGTACTACTTTAGGAAATTCTAAAGGATACGCAATCTCATCAGTTATATCTAATATTTTTGATGCAAGTGCAAACGCTTCATCTGTACCTACAATACTTGGCTTGTGTTTTGCTAAAAAATTATTAGAATACAGTTCAGGATTTAGAATAATTTGTCTTTGTAGATCAAAAAACTCTTTCCCCATTGAACTGTTTTTGATAAAGAATGTATAGAAAGAATATAAATTAGGTAATTCATTTGCTGTAAAACATTTTCTATAGTAATCGCCAGTAACTATATCACCTCTATATGTATATGCTTTATTTGCAATATATAATTCACTATTCTTAATAAAGTATTCTGCCCAATGACTGTAATCTCTTAAAAACAACATGTCTGCATCTAAACAAATTGTAGCATCCCATGGTGTAAGTTCGTCCATATAAGATCTACCGTCCCAGTGTACTGCACCATCCCATTCTATTATTTCGTCAAATACCCAGGTTGAAGTATAACCTTCTATTTTTGTTTTATCATTTATAACTAATGCTACTTTATCGAAACCTTCTTTTTGAGTGTTTTTAATACTTAATGCAAGAGTGTATGCTAATCTAGCATAGTTAGATGTGTCAGTATCATTAACAATAATTAAATATCCAAACGTCATTGTGCTAACTCCATAAGGTTATCATAGTTCCTCATAATACTAAACTTATTCATTACATGAACATCTTTATTGCGAACGCTGGTAGCAACATAATCATCACTGTTATTTTGTGCAATTAAAAATTTTAATCTTTCTTTACTAACGTCAACCAACACATCTGTATCTGCTGTTGAAAAAATATCAGGCAAGTTAGATTCATCTATCTTCTGATAGCCATTCATTATGTGTTTTGCAATACTAAATGCAATATCATTTCTAAAAATAATTGGATTGAATCTATAGATATCGCTGTACATTTTATATTTTTCTTTTACATGTGATACTAAGTCAAAAAATATTTTAGTAGTTTCATTTTTTGTAAACATTACAGTGGTTGCCCATAACATGTCTATACCTGTTTCTGAAATGTGTGTATCAAGATATCCTATTCTTTCAGTACCTTGTATATCATTATACTTAGGACTTATTAATAAATCTTCGTCAACATCCCAATAGTTAGATAATGTATCTGTTAAAGTAAGATAGTCAGTGTCTATCATTAATGTTCTATCGTAAGGTGTAAGATCCCAAACACTACATCTATTACCATTAGTGAAAGTATCGTGTGCTTTGTTTTTTCCGTCATTGTAATTTTTAATGTTGTTTGTATCGTCTGGTCTTTGTGTTATAATAACATTATCAAATGTTTCAGTTACTGTTTTTTCAATATTAGATTCTTTCATCCAATCAATTGTTGATGGATCAGTAACTAGTGATACAGGAACTTGCAAATTTTTATTTGCTAATTTTGCCGCAAGTATGCTCATGCGGATATAATCAATCTGCCGATTATTGTGAGCAAATATTATTACACCCTTGCTCATTAAACTTCCAATAATGTTTCTACAGATCTTGCCTTTTTAATTTTTTGGTATTCTTCCAAATATGTAAAGGTTGCTGAAAAATATCTATCAAATACTTCATCTCTAAATTTTGTTAAGTTATCAATGAGTATTGGATTATCGTTCATATCTAGTAAAACTACATTTTCTTTTCTAGATTTAAAAATTAACATTTCAACAAAATTTAATAATGATCTATCAATTTTGAATATTCCGCCATTAACGCCATACGTTAATTTTGCGTCAATTTTTTCCTTTAATGTTTTTCTTTGGATAGCAAATGATTGCCTGTAATTGGCGAACTCAAGTGCTTTATCTAATTGTTCCTGCATAATATCTCCTATGTATTATAGTAGCATATTATTTATCGGTATATGTGGTGGGGAGGAAAATTTATTAGTTTACAATTGTTCCAATTGTTACAGTAGGTGTTAATACTTCAAAGTTTCCAGAGGCTGTTGGTTCCAAAACGCCAGATGCTTTGATCGTTTGCACTGTGAGTGAAATAGTACCATCTACTGTGTCTGGTCCGTATCCGCCTGATTGTACTGGAGTTCCTGACGCTGAATTACCACCTGATGGAAAGTGATTGTCATTCCAGTATACTATAAATCTTAATTTTCTTGAAGAGCCTGTACTATTACTAGATACTGTAGGTATATCAGTTGTTTGAACAGTAATTTTAAATTCATTCAATGCATAAGGACTTGATGCAGTAGAATTACTCCATGTGTCTGCTGTGTTTCTTGCTCTAAACCAATTTTGTCCATCATTTGGTGATGTTCCAGTTCCTGGAGTATTACCTCCAAATATTCTTGCGCCAGCAGTACTTAATAAAGTTGTCCAACTTGTATTTTGTGCAGTTGTTGATCCGCCTGTTCTTGAACTTGTAAATTGTATGGTACTGCCTGTGTTAAAGAAATGTCTTGCTTGTTCACTGGTAGTCCATTCAACATCAACTTGACATGACAATTGTGGTGTGCTACCAACTGGTGCAGACGCTCCCCATGCACTACTAAAATTTGTTGTTCCGTGATTAACAGTTGCACGCTGTCCACTAACTGCTAATGCTAGTCTGTTTGTACTAATAGAATTGACTACAGTTTGCCAATAACTTATAGGTGCAGCATCTGGTGGTACACTATCAAACCTTACTGTTGAGCCAAGTGTTTGTGCATCAACATCAGGTGGTAAACTATTGAATAAATGTTTATAAGCGTTAATTATATCAAAACGTAATGCTGCATATTCATTTATAGTAACTGAATTTGATTCATCAACTTGTTGACTTAAAATAGGTTGCCCATATCCAAAGTTTCCTGAGCCTGTACCCAAGATAGTATCAATATCACTTTGGACACTGTTATAGTCAACTTTTCTGATTTTTTGATTTACGCCTGCCATTGTTTACCTCACAAGTATTTATAACAGCAGTATTATGCTAGACTAATTGCTGACATAGTGATACTACTAGGACCAGTAACTGTAAAAGGATCATTTGTTGGTTCTAGTGTTCCTGCTGTTTGTATTTTTTCCGCAGCGATTGTTAAAGTACCGTCTACTAAGTCTCCTGGAGGTGGTGAACCTAAATCTACATAATTATCTGCTAGATTTACTTGAATTTCTACCTGAGTGGCTGTTCCTGCACTATTGTCTGCAACATTACATTTTGCTTTTAAATTGTATGCATTAGCACTATATGGCGTACTTGCAGCCCTTGAAAAGTATGTTTGATATGAATTAGTAAGAGTGTAGTAACCTGTTGATGCTATTAAATCTCCTACAAAGTCCTGCGGGCCAAATGTTCCAAAAAGAGTAGTCCAAGCATTTGCTTGTAGACTAGTACCACCTATTAAAGTAGTTTCTACTCTTATTGCTCCGCCACTGTTGAAAAAATGTCTACCATCTTCAGCAGTTGCAAAATTTACTGTAATAGTACAATTTGCTGAAGTATTCCAAGTTGCTGCTCCATTATTTTTAGCATCAATTGAAGTTATTGCAAACTCTCCAGTAGCAACATCAAATCTATTATTTCTTAATAAGTCAGCAAAATAATCATAGTTTTGATATGCACCGCTGGCATCATCATTTACAGTATCTGCTGTGCTTACTGTAATTGCACTTGGATCATTACCTGTTTGATGTTTGTAAGCATTTACAATATCAAATCTTACAGCATCCCATTGAGACTTTTGAATAATTGTTCCTGCTGTAATAGCAGAACTATAAACCGTTTGGCCATAACCAAAGGTTGTTGCACCTGTGCCTAGTACATCAGTAATTTTTTGTCTGATTGTGTTTATGTCACTGGCTTTAATATTGGCCATTATAAAACTACCGCTTCAACTTTTTTAACACCTACTTCAGTGCTACTTTCTAATGCTATTCCAAAAACGTCTGCACTACTTGCTGATGCTTTAGCACAACCGTCATCAGTTGCAACTAATCTATCACCTTTATTTACTGCACCTATTACATTGACTTGTAACCTACCTTTCAACGCAACAAACTGGCCGCCTGCTAAATGTGCATTCATCATGTATGCTGGACTTGGAGATATAACTCCTAATGCTCTGTCGCCTTCTTTAGCGGCTGTTACTTCTTGTGCGCCACCAACACTGACAACTGTTCCATCTTCATAATTTTTATCTGTTAAATATTTTTCTGCTAAGTCAGCGTATCTTGCTGAAGTTGCAGTTCCTTCAAACAATACAGCCTCTAAGTTACCTGAACTATCTCTTGCTGCTACTGTACTTGCTACTGGATCTGTATCAGCAACTCTATAAGTACCATCAACTGCTAGTTTATCTGCGTTGTCTGCTATACCTACAAATTGATTTGCTGTGATATCTCCATTTACGTCTCTAACTGGAATAGTTGGAGTTAATGGACTAGGTATTGCAATTGACGGAGCAATATTGTTTAAGTTATTTGCGTTAGAAGCAGTTCCTGTTACGTTACCACTTACGTTACCAACTAGTGTTCCTTTAAGTTGTGCACCAGCGTAACCTATTTCTTTAGTTGATGCATTAATCATCACCTGAGTATCATTTGCAATTACATTTCCTGTAACTGTACCTGTAATATTACCTGTAACATTACCTGTTAAATTTGCTGTAATAGTTTGTGCATAGATGTCTTTCCATTTATATGTAGACTCGCCTAAATCAAATGTTGCACTTGTGCCTGGACGTAAAGACGATAAAGTTACTTGTGCAGTTTTATAATCTACACCACCATCTGTAACAACTAGGTCGATTGGATTTCCTAACAAACTATTGATTCTAGGTTCGTCAGCACTGTTTACAAATATATGTAAATCTCTTTGGTCACCAATTTTTAATCCAGGGTCATTATAAAACACAGTACTTGTAAAATTAACTGTGCCTTTAGTAATATAATCGCTTGCTTGTAATCCACCAAGTCTTAATGCGTTTGAAGATGTTCCCCAATACACATAATCGTTTGCACTGATTCCGTTTGCATCTGTATTTGCAAGTGTTAATCCTTTTTTGATTGCTGTAAAGTCATCAATTGGATTCACAGAACTATTTAATGTAAATGCTGTTTGTGATGCAATGGCAACAGTTTTTCCACCTGCTAAAACTTTAAGTATAGAATGATTTGCATTGCCGCTGTCTTTAACAACTTGTGCTACAACACCACTTGTACCTAAGTCTGGACTTGCTTCAGGTCCTATTAAAACAAATGAACCGCCATCATAAGCATACATTTGTTTTGCTGATGTGTCCCACCAAAAATCACCTATGCCTAATCCGCCTGGTGCAGTTGCACTTATTTCAGCACCCGATGCTGATTTAAATTTTGTGCCATCGTAAAATTTTAATTTTTTGTTTCCGCTATCATACCAAACCTGTCCTTCAATTGCTTTAGGAGGAGCAGTAGTATTGGCAAAGTTTTCAAGTATGTGTAAGAAATTTTCGTTTTGTACTTCACCATATCCAGCATAATTTTTACCAACAAATCTTAAATCTGTGGTTGTATCAATAGTACCATCCGCTACAGATGTTAAAAAAGTTCCGTTAAATTTATCTACTTGATATGCCATGTATTTTTCCTAGTTTGTAACTATATTTATTCAATATCAACAACTCTCTGGGCTGCTGCTTCTCGTTGATTTTCAAGTTCCGTGTATTGTTCTTCAGTTAAAGTTGTAGCAATACCAAGGTGTTTTTGCCTAATATGACGTAATACCTTCCAGTCTGTTGAATTTAAAAATTCTCTCTCTTGACCATTAGATTCAATTGTATTTTCACGTCTAATAACCTGTTCTGTTTTAAGTGTAACACTCTGCGTTGGAACATCAAAAATATGTGTTCCTGCTTCTAGTTGATCAGCCTTTTCATCAGTTATTTCAACAACAGTTACACCTGATGGTACTTCAGGTTCATAACTCATTAATGATGTTACTTCACCGGCTTCTATACAGATATATTTCATATTAACTCCATACTCCTAAGTAATTAGCCGCAGGTGTGCTTCTTTGTTCTGTGTTTTGTACATATACTCTTATTCTATTACTCAAATATGTGTATGTACATCTTAAACTATCGTTACCATCTACACCACCTGCATAATGAATAGTTCTTATTGATGGAATAAATGCTATTAAGTTAGACATAGATTTTCCTGACGGTGGATATACATCAAAGTAGTTAGATCCATTATTAAAACTACCTACTTGGTTAGTGTAACCTACTGCTGACGATGATCCTGAAACAATTGTATATCCAGAACTAGCATCAACATACTGTTTTGTAGCAGCGTGCATTGAACTTGTAGGATCTGCTGAAAGCGTTAACCTACCTGTCATTGTGCTGCCTGCTTTAGCAACTGCATTTGTATCTGTTGCTGTTACTGTGATGTTTCCACTGTTATCAAATACAACACCATTTATTGTTCTGCTACCACTTAGTAAACCTGCCGTAGTTGCTGTTGTTGCATTGCCTGATAATGATGCAGTAATTGTGCCTGCTGCAAAATTTCCGCTGCTATCTCTTGCTACAACCTTACTAGCAGTGTTTGCTGTGGTTGCATCAACTGCCCAAGTTTGTGTTGACAATCCATCGTAATTACTTCCTGTGATATAATTGCCTGGAATAATTTCTGCTAAACTAGGTGCACCCCATTGTACTGTTGTACCTGTAGATTTAAGCACTTGGTTAGACGCTCCGATAGGAAGCAACGCAGTTGCGCCAGACGCAGTCTGGTAAGCAACGGAGCCTGCGGCTCCGCCTGCGATATTTGTAGCGGTTGTTGCTAAAGTGGCTGTATTTGCATTGCCAACTAAAGCACCATTGAATGTATTTGCATGAACATTGTCAAATCTTTTTGCACTTTTACCAAGGTCTAGTGCTTCATCCACATTAGGAATAATTGCACCTTTTGTTCCATATCCTGAAGATACTGAACTGTCTGGCGATATTAAATCAACTACTGAAGTATTTGTGCCATCGTCTGCAACTAATCTCATTAAACGTGTTGCTGTTGTAGTTGAGCCAGCACCGCCTGCTGAAATTGTATGGTTAGTGCTTACAGTAATTGTACCGTTAACTACTAGACTTGTAAGTGCGCCTACGCTTTCTAATTGAGAAGTTACAACGTTTGCTGCAAGTGCAGTATCAGTAAGTGTTCTTGCACTTGCTGGAACTGTTACATCAATAAGTCCATCAAAAGATACACCGTTAATATTTCTTGCTGTTCTTAATTTTGTTGCACTAAACGCATTACCTGTTAGAGTTGCGCCTATAAATGTATTTGCTTCAACTACATCAAATCTTGATGTTCCAGATGCTGCTGTTACATTACCTGTTACATCTCCTGCTAGATTAGCAGTAATTAATCCTGCACTGAAACCTCCACTGGAATTTCTTGCTACAACTTTTCCTATTGTATTTGCTGATGTTGCATCAACTGACCAATTTGTTGTTGCACTTCCATTAAAGTCATTGCCTGCAATATAGTTACCTGCTGTTAGATTGTTTGTTGTAGTTGCAGTTATATTAATATTTTGTGTTCCGTCAAATCCTACACCGTTTATCTGTCTAACAGTTTTAAGTGCTGTAGCAGTATCTGCATTTCCTTTTAAAGCACCGTTGACAAAATATGCAGAACTTAGTGTAATCCCTGTGTCAACTGTAGTAAATCCTGTAATTGCTGCGCTAGAATCTATTGTAAATGCATTTGTTGATACTATACCAACTGCAATGTCAGCAACAGTAATTATTATTACTGGATAATCTGTACCTGTATCTGCTCTAAGTGTAGTACTTCTTGCTCTAGTAACTCCAAACCCTTCTGCTGTTTCTGGACCTATAAATACCCAACTTGTTCCGTTGTATGTGTATAACGTATTTGATCCTGACTTGTACCAAAATGCTCCTGCTTGTGGATCAACTGGTGCTGTTGCTGAAATAGTTGCTGCACCAACTTCTGACCATTTAGTTCCGTCGTATATTTTGAGAACAGGGCCTGTTGTATCCCACCATAACTGACCGCTTAGTGGTTTGTTTGGAGCAATAGTGTTAGAAAAATTTTCTAATAAAAACAAGAAGTTTTCGTTTTGGATTTCTCCATACCCAATATAGTTTCTACCAACTAGTGTTAAACTAGAGGTAGTATCAATTGTAGAGTCTTGCAACGTTGTAAACGCTGTTCCATCACTTCTGTTAATTACGTATGCCATATTCGCTCCTAATTACCTATGGTAATGACACTTCAGACACAAACGACCATGCACCTGCTACAAGTTGGAAGGTTTTAATAACTCTCAAAGTTGTAACTGCTGGTGCAGCAACTGTCGCTGTGTTAAATGCCATTTGTTGTAATGCGGATGCAGAACCACCGCTGGTTAAATTAAAGTCATCTCTTGTTTCTGATCTTAAAGGATTAATTTCTAAACTTGTTGTACTGTTTTGTAATGTTGTACATAATATTCTTGCAAGTGAGCCATTTCTAAAATCTGCAGGTGGTGCTAATTGTGTTAGTATTGTACCTGAAATATAACTGTTAGGTTTACCATCCGATAAGTCCATGCTAAATGCAAGGCTTCTAGTTTCAATAGTGTTATCAACATATTCTTTTGATGCAGCATCTTGTGCACCTGTTGGATCTGCAAGTCCAGTAATTTTAGGTGATCCTATCAATGCAAGATTACCTGTTCCGTTTGGTGCTATTTCTAAATCACTATCGGTAGTTAATGTTGTAATTCTTGGTTTACTACTACCACTATCAGTTTCTAGTTTAAAGTCCGCTGTTGGAGGACTAGCACCAATGTTAACAACGTTCTGTGTACCAAAAGAAGTAACACCTGGAATAGCAGTAATACCTGTACCTAGGCTTGTTCCATTAAGAACTGTAACACCATTAATCTTAAATGCTTTTCCTGTAGCAAGATTGATATGTTCTGAACTTGTCCATGCTTGTGCTGCAAGAGCTGGTGTTCTTGATGTTGATGCTAAACCTAAATTACTCCAAAGCAACACATGATCTACATTTGCTGCTGGTCCTTTGAGTACTATACCGCCACCATCTGCAACTGTATCTGAATTTGTTGCAGTATCTCCGGTGTTTGCTAATTCAATCTGTTTGTTTTCAACTATTAGGTTTTGTGTATTAAGAGCAGTGATGTCACCATCTTCAATTGTTAACTGTCCTCTAATAGTTGTATTACCTTTTATTTCAACACTTCCGCCAAATACTGCTTCACTGCTTGTGAAATTTTCAAAGACACTTAATTTTCTATTTGAAGCATCAATTTTCATTGCTTCTTCTTGTACAATTCCTTTTCTTACATTAAAAGTTATTCCTTTATCTGATGCTGTATTACTAAAGAACAAGTTACCATCAGTAACTGTAATGTTACCTTGGTCACCTGCACCAAATACAATTCCTAAATCTGAATTAATTCTAACTTGTCCTGCAAACTGATTTGAAGTATCACGTCTTGCATATGTAGTGGCATCAACATTACCTAGTTTCTCTGCATTTGTTGCAGTTACATCAAATTTCATATTTGCAAGTGTACCTTGATTAAATCCAGGGTTTATACTTCCAGTAAATCCTTCAATAGCATTCTTAGGTGTAAATGAATCTTTAGAAAATATTCCTAATAAAATTCCGTTATTGTATAAACTTGTTATAACTCGTGTTTGGTTAAGTGAGTCTAGTACACTTGTAACTTTGGTTCCGCTTAATCCTTGTAATTGAGAATAATCAGGACCTAAAAGTATTATGTTTGCACCATCAAAAAAGTATAACTGTTTGTCTGTATCATTAAACCATAAGTCACCAACACCTAGTGTTGTAGGCTGAGTATTACTAATTGTTGCAGAACTTACTGGTACAAATGCTGTACCACTGTATACTTTAAGTTTGTTTTCTGTACCGTCAAACCATATTTGTCCTTTGATAGGATTACTAGGTTGTGTTGTGCTTGAAAAGTTTTCAAGTAATTTTACAAAATTTTCATTTAGTGATTCGCCAAATCCACTATAGTTTTTACCTATAAGTGTTAGATCAGTGGATAGCGTATCTATCTGGCCGTCAGCAACTGTTGCTACAATTGTTCCGTCTGTTTTATTAACTTGATATGCCATTCTTAGTTCCTATGTCGTTGTAAATGCAGGCGGACCTGATCTAATTATATAATTTATTGTTAAGTATGGATTCATAATACCAACTGGTGAACTTAACGTAGTTCCTGTAGGAGTTTTAATCTTTCCTGAACTTGGAAGATACTGTGCTCCACCTGGGTTAAGTGGTCCATTATCTGATGTTGAACTCACTGTTGGTGCAGTATCAACTCTTACCGCAGCAAATTGTTCGTTATCTCCAACCATGTTGTGTTCGTGTTCTGGTAAGTTTGAAAGATCTAGTGTTACGGAACTACTTCCGCTTGATGCTGAAAGTGTTTCTGGTTCAGTACCACTGATTCTTGCAGGAACCGGTGAACCGCCACCGTTATCAACAAACCCGCCTACGTCATTTGGTACAGTAATATTGTTGTCCATGTTATGACGTCCGAGTGCAAATCTACCTCTTAGGTCTGGAACTCTAAAAGTTTTTCCAACAGCACCATTTAATGCTGCTGAACCGTTATATGTTGTTCCTATAATATCATACAATGCTCTAAATTTTGCAATTTCAACTTCACCACCATCGCAAAGTAGGAACCCATATGGAGTATTAGGTCCTGCATATGGAAGTATTCCTCCTAACGGTATACCTAAATCACCTACAAACGTATCTCTGTCTTGCTTTAAAAGTCCTGTTGATGTGCTTCCTGTTAAAGGATTTGCTCTATAAACAAGTATTTGATCATTTTCTCCTGATACAACAGGTAATGGTTCATTTTTACTTGTAATAATATTCGCTGTTAATTGTGTATTAAAAACTTTAGGATCGCCAATACCATCAAATGTAAATCCACTTGATACAACATCTCCTGCCATTGTAAACCCAGTAACATTTTTTAAGTTTGTTGCTGTGTTAGCGTTACCTGTGATGTTACCACTAATAGTACCTTGAATTTCATCAGCAATTACTTTTTTGGCTTTAATGTTATTCCATCTAAGTGCATCAGAACCTAAGTCATAAGTTTCATTAGCATTAGGGTATATATTAGTTCCACTAATTGTACCCGTTACATTTAATCCTTGTCCTACACGCAATGTTTTCTTAATAGAAACACCACCGTCTGTACGTATAGCACCAGTGGACAAGTTAATAGCATCGTTAGTATTAGAAAGAATTATACTTCCTGTTACACCTATATCACCACCAACGTCTAATGCATTATTAGGAGCAGCAATATTAATACCAACCTTGTCATCAATTACTCTTAGAATAGTATCAGGAATACCATTTCTATTAATCTGTAAATCTATCGAACTACCTGCTGCACTATTGTAAATTTTTGATGATGTTGCAGATGTAGTTAATTGGAAGTTACCGTCAAGACCAATTGTAATACCTGTATTACTTCTAACATTAAATCCTTGTTCAGTAGTATTAGTAGTATCACTTCTTAAAAATTTTCCTGCTGCAACTTCTACACCACCAATATTTAATGCATCAGCATTTTTAGCAGTTCCTATTAGTTTAGGAAGTGCTCCTCCTAAAAATATTGTTGAAAATTCTGCTTCTTCAGCACTGTTTGCAGGAGTAGCAATATTTAAACCTGATTTGATTTGATCAAATCCTTTAATCTCAATTTTAGGTGTAAATGAATCTCTAGATAAAATTACAACTGGTGTATCTGCAATGTAAAATGTTAAAACATTTTTATCAAGGTTATCTTGGTCAACAATTTTTTCTACTGCTGGGCCATATCTCTTACCGTCGATTGAACTTTCACTAGGTCCAACTAGTAACCATCTACTACCTGTATAAATTCTTAACTGTTGATTTGTTGTATCAACCCAAAGTTCACCTACTTTACTAGTTTCTACACTAGGCTCTGTTGGTCCTTTCTGGATGTTTGATGCTGCTTTCCAACTTGTGTTATCATATAATTGTAAAACACCGTTTGTTGTGTCGTACCATAACTGACCTTCTACAGGATTTACTGGCTGACTTGCACTTGCAAAATTTTCTAATAAAGATAAAAAGTTTTCAGCAATAATTTGTCCGTAACCAGTTACGTTTCTTCCTGGAAAAGTTATGCTTGTATCATTACTTGATGTATTATCAAAAACAGTAATTGGGGATTTGTTATCTCTATCCGTAAAATTTACAATATATGGCATCTATTATCCCTCATTAAATCCTGTTAAACTTTGTATTCTAACTGTGTAATCAATTTGAAGTAATCTATTCAGTGATTTTTGAACTGGATGGAAAATAACATGTGTTAATAGTTTTCCAGCACCTGCAGGATTATATGATTTAATACCTAATTCGTCAAAAACAAAGTTACCATCTAAATTCACACTATTATCAAATGCTTCTTGATCGTCTGGCTCACCGTAATCTAGTAAACATGATATAATAATATCACTGTAAGTAGCACCACTAATGTGTCGTACTTCCATCTTATTTCTAGTTGGATCAGAGTTTGCAATTGCATTCTGATCTACTGTTTTTGTATATGTTTGATTATATAAACTTGAATTAATACCAACTGTATTTGGAGTAAGATACGTTATTAATCCTGTAGGATCAACTGATGTACCACCACTACCAAAAGCCATTTCATATATAGTACCTAAACCTTGGTTAGATAATGCTTGCACCATTGCAACACTCATGTTTTCATAGTGGATTGCATTTCTTTTATCCTGGAAAACTTCTCCTGATTCAGGATCAAATATCTTAATATGTCCTTCAAAGTGAAACCCACCGGTTTCATTTACCGCTGGTTTTTTGTCTTCTTGTACTTGTTTTTGATTATCTGGCATATTTTTCTCTTCGTGTTTCATAGTGTATTTATTCAGGTAAACTGGTTGTCTTCGCAGCAATGAACTTACTAATTGCTGTATTATTATCTAATAGTGTAACTCCATTGCTTGCAGTAGTTGTGCCTCTATCATACCATGTATTTCCTGTCCTTTTAATTATTGTTATACGTGTTCCTGCTGCTGGTGCTGTTGTAAGCCTTATATAAGGATTAACACCGTCTACAGCAAATTCTGCTTCTAATTCTTTATCTGCTCCTGGGCTAACTGGGCCAAGAGATTCATCATATACAGTTAAAGATGTTTTACGCAGTCTAGTTCCTCCAACAAACACTTCTATTATATCACATCTACCGTAATCTGTTGGAATTGTTGTAGCAGCCCATGTACCTGTAGTACTCTTAGATGGTACAAAATCTAACGGTCCTATTAAACTTGAACTTCCATCACTTACAAAGTCAGTTCTTTCTTGACTGTCTGTATAAGGAATAACTTCATTTGGTCCAATATCAGCAACGCTAGAACCTGTAGCGTGCAGTTCTTTAATTGCTGTACCATTTACACCTCTGCGCAATTGACTAATTGTGTTATCTTTCTTGAAAAGGTATTCTATTCTTTCTCCACCTATCTCAATAACACCTGCAATATTTCTGTTTCTCACAGGATTATATAAATTACTACCATCAGTAAGTTCTATCTTATCATCATAATAATTTAAATTTGAAGTTAAAGTAATTTTACTATCTGTTGCATACCTATTGTATCTGTAAACATTTAGCATGTCTTTGCTTATTTCGTATGAGCTAGGTAGTTTATAAATATCTGCACCAAATGTTGTAATAGTGATTATATCATTTTCATTTGAATCAACTTCTAAATACACAACGCCTCTTGGTAATGAGATATTATAATCTGTATCTCTAACAAGTCTAACTCCGTTTTTGTAAACCCAAACATAAGAAACTCCTAGTGGAGTATACGGAAGTTCATAATTAACTTTACCACCTGTATTTCTATCACTGTAAATTTCCATACTTGGATATTCGCTAAACCATGTAACTTCTAGTGTATCTCCTGGAGTATAAGATACTGTGTCAGCAAGTAGTAGCCTATTAGTACTAATTGAATATTCAGCACGTAAGTCATTTTCAATTTTGATCACGTCACCAATATTTAATGCTGAAGTTTCAATAGTTAAAAGTTTTGATGTACCATCATAAACATAATCTTGAATAAATGTTTTCAATTCCCCGTTAATATAAACTTTTATATTTGCAGAAAGGATTGCACCAGATGCTTCTAAAGGATCTTGTCCAAGAGTAAATGAATTTGTAACTCCGTCATAAACTGAATAGACTGTGTCTGGTCCTTTAAGTTTAATATTATTGATTTCAACTACCATTGCTGATATTGAACTTTCTCTAGTTAATTGTACAAAATTATCTAAATCAATTGTTTTATCAGAAGTAAGTGTTGTTGTTTGTCTGTTTACTCTTACTAATCCTAGTTGTCCACTATCAACATTTTCGCTAGCCTGGAAAGCAACTATTTTAATAATACTATTTTTTGCAGGAATTTGCCCAAACTCTACTAGGCTTCTGCCAACAGTATCAACAGTGTCTGTGCTATCACTAAACACAGCGTCTTTTGCAACACCGTCAACAGTAACAAATATGCTACTTGTTAAACTATATGGTGCGTCTGTAAGATATAATCCTGTTGCTCCATCTGCTGTAAACTCTTGGTAATCTAATAATCCTACACCACCTATTCCGATAGATATAATTTCAATTTTTTTGTCAGCCACAGGTGATGTAAATTCTATAGTTGTATTTGTAGCAGTATAATCTGTGTTTAATACTTGCTTAATTCCATCTACATAAACCAACAACGAAGTATCTTCAATTATATCTTGTCCTATATCATATACTAAAGTGCTGCCGTCACCTGTAAAAATATTTGATTCAAGAGGTGCTGCACCGTTGTTAGTTGTTTGGAATACTTTGATACTTAAATTATCAAGTACCTGACCTGGTATATTCTCTTCTGGAGAAGGTACTTGATCTGGACCTATATACTGGCCACCTGTAATTTTTATTTCTTCAACTGTTAATCCTGTTGCTGTTGCATATGCGCCGTCTATTGCAGAAAGAGATCCGCCAGTTAGATTAGTATCTACAATATTAGGATCTGTAATTGTTACTGCACCATCGCTATCAATAGGACGGAAAATTAATATGTCTCCGTCATTAGTTGTAACATAGGCTCCTATTTCAATTGTAGTTGTAGAACCGTCACCTATAAATGTTGGCATTACAGCATTTTTATTTGTAACTGATGAAGAATCATCATCGCTGCTAAAATTTGGATCATCTATTCTAATTACAGGAGGATTTTTTACTGATTCACTATACTGTAAATCATCAATAGTTGGTAAAGAACGTTCGCCTGCACGTTTTAGGTAAATGTTTATTTCTTTTCCATCAGCAGGAATATAAGGTAGTGTTATTTGATTGGTGCTACCATCAGCAACAACATAGTAGTCTGCACTACTTTCAACACTATCCCAACTATCACTAAACCAAGGCAATGCGTCCCACCCGCCTGTGACATCAAATGTTGTTCCTTGAATTTGAACTCCACCATAATCTATACCAGTCATCAACTGATTTAATTCTTTACCTTTCATACCGTCAGTTGGATTGTAGTATTTGTTTATTCTATTAACGCTGTCAAGTAATTCATCATTTTTAGAATAATCAATTTTGATTACATCACCTATTTGTGGTGCAACATTTAATATTATTCTACCATGTATAAAACTATATCCGTCTACTTTCTTAGTAAAGACTGATACTGTATAATCACTTCCTAAAACTGTTTGATTATTTTTTGTAATACTAATTTTAGTTTTATCAATTGTAGGCGCATATTTTAAATCAAATACAGATGTCGAACCTGTTGCAGTAAATGTTTGGCTATCAGTAAATGTTGTAAATAATCCTTCTTTTGCAATTCTATCAAATTTTACTTTTAATTCAAAACTTCTAGTTGTGCCTTCACCTAGATATGCAACTGCTACAGCATTGTATGTTGATGCTCCGTTACCACCAACTAAGTTAACTGTAGGTGTTGATGTGTATCCTTTACCTTTATTAAGTATACGAACACCTGTTACTTTGCCGCCTGAAACAAATGCTTGTGCAGATGCTCCTGTACCATTTCCTTCAATTACAACATTGGGTGGACTTGTATATCCACTTCCACTACTGGAAATAACAATATCTGTTATACTATAACCTTTATTGTCAAACCATGTTTTCCACGGCTCTTGTGTAACTAGTTCACTATTTTCATTTACTGTTACAATTTGTCCATCATTACTAGAATATACTGCTGGTAAGTCAAAGTCGTTTGCTGCTACTCCGTTACCTTCTAGTTGATTATATCTACTTACATATTCCCTAATGGTTGTTCTATAAGGTTTTACTTCTTCAATGTATGCTTGGAAACTTTCAAGATTATCGTTACTGTAATTAGGAATAACTTTTAGGTTTCCTACATTATGAGTTGCTTTTAAGAAACTAGATTTAAACAACCAATCCACATAAATTTGTTCGTATAAAACATATCGTATGCTGTTGAAGAAAGTTTTATTCCATTCAATTTTATAATCACCTATAAAAATATTATTTTTAATTGCTGCGAATATGTTTCTTAATTCAGCAGTAGGTTCTAAATCGTATAATCCTGTATCAAAGTTTACTGTATTATCATACCCAATACCTGAACTTTGTAAATTATATAAGTTTTTGGATAACTTGAATGTACCTTGTCTTCTACCAACTAATGTATAATTGCCTAAAGGTAAATCACTAGTGTCCGTTACTTTTTCAAATACTGCCCAGCCACCGGAACCGTATTCTTTAATTCTTATCAAATCGCCAATTGCTACTTGAATAGATGGCTCTTCAGAAGTATCTAATATTTCTTTAGTAATCCTAGTTGTTTCACTGTAACCTGTTTTCCACCAATCAATGTAATTCCAATATTTTGTTGTATCAAAGGCTTGAGATGCACTTCTATAAAATGTTTTTCTAATATCATCCCATGCATATATTGACCAATAATTTCCTGCTGTAGAATCACTTGCAACAAGTACACTAAACTGTCTTACAATAGGATTTACATATGTATAATTTTTTCCACTATTTACAACAACTGCTGCTACTATTCTGCCTTGGTTGTCAATATGAGTAACTACTTCACCACCAACTCCGTCACCTTGTATTGTAACTGATGGTCCCGGATATACTCCAGGTGCTTCGGTATCAAATAACTGTTGTGGCTTGTATCCAAATCCAGGGTCAACAATATTGATAGAAGTTATTTCGTTGTCTACAATATTAGCAGATAGTTTAGCCTGTTTTACTCTTACAGTACCTACATTTTCTAGATCTACAATACTATCAACTTTTACATCATATAGATATAAAACTTCTGCAGGTTCTGGATCAACAAGATTTAAATTAGTGAAATCTATTGTGTTTGCAAATGCTTCTTTCACTAATATTGCATTTACACTTTCAACTGTTTGTTTTAATATCTGTTTTCTATTTACAAACATGCTTTGTCTTGGGCGGAAACTTAATCCATATTTTTGTTTAGCAGGCAAGTTAGTATCAGGAACTCTATTTCCTTGCATATCATAACCAACTAAACTATCAATCCATTTCTTTTCAAGTTTATTATTAGGAACACTATTTTCATCACCTTCAGTAAGTAATAAAAATTCATTATGTGCTACATTGTTATTATTGCTTGTATTATAATATTCAAGATTTAATATAGAAACATTATCTGAAACTATACTTTTATAATTGTAAAATAAAATTTTATCAGCATCTGCAAGTGCAATATATGTATTGCCAAGTGTTGCCGGATTGTTAATTAATGATGCAACTTCTCCTGCACTTATCTGTCTACCTAAAATGTTTTCTGGAACTGTAACTTTGTTTTTCACCCAGAAGTAATATTTTGTTTCCGTTACTAATCCTGTGTTTACATTTAAAAATTCTTTTACACTATAAACAGTATCGTTGGCATATAAAGGCTGTCCTGATACACCTAACTGTAACCCTTCAGTTGTATCTGCAAGCACTGACCATTCAGATGGTAAAAGTTTAGATTCAACCCATTCATAAACATCAATGCTAGAACCCTGTACTTGCACTCCCCAATTTGCAGATCTATAAGCAGTATCTGCCTGCTCGTAGTCTAACCATTTTGCAGTGCTAATGTTCCACCATAATTTACCAACATTTTTATTATACCATGCTACTGAATCATCTACAACTACGTCCGCAGTTCCTACATTGTATGTCGCTGGATCATATAGTGTTTTATATGTTAATTCGCTTTCTGCTGCTGCGAGAATTTTTAATTTTGCAGGATCTATTACTTCTAGATCCTGTATCTTAGTATCACCGCTTTCGTTGTAAAGACTAATTCTTTTTATTCTTGATAAATCTATTTTATCAGATTCAGTTCCTAAAATTTCAAGACTGTTAACATTAGGATCTTTCTTAAATAATCTAACCATACCAGTAACAGGACCTGTAAAATCTAATGTTGGTCCATTCACTACTGGAGCAATATACTGCGGCGATCCAACAGCAATAGTGTTATTAGAACAAGAAACACTATATCCAAAAGATTCATTAGTGCTTAAATCATCTTCTAATTTTTCTGTCAGTAAATATCTTGAACCTTTTAATTTAAACACGTAAACAGCACCACTATATCCACCGTATGCAGTGAAAGATGTGTTTAATTCATCAAATGTAGTTGTACTAGTGTCAAACCTTATAGGTAAATTATAACCAGTATTGTTTGCGCCAATTACTATTTGAGCAGCATTAGACGTCATACAAACAGATTGTCCAAAATATTCGTTTGGATATATTCCGTAACTTTCTATTTTTTGTTTTAATCTATAACGTGTTGCTGTAGAATCTGATTCATATTTAAAGATATATGCACTTCCTTGATTTTGAAAGTTTTTATCTGCTTTAGGACTAGTTACAACTAATGTTGTTCCTGCCATGTCCACGTCAACAGCGTAACCAAACATATCACCTGTGCTAATAATTTCTTCTGCAGGCAAATCACTTATTTCAGCAAGACTTTCAGCAGTTATAGTTTGTTGTAAACTGTAAAAACCTACACTATTTTTAGTATATACAAAAACTTTACCTACTGATTCAGTAGAACTATCTCCAACATTGACCCAAGGATAACCATCATCAGGTGCTTGATTGTAACTTCTAATTGTGCTATCTGGACCCACTGCTGTGGCGCCAAGATTTTCTAACCTGTGGTAACCACCTTGATATTTTACAACATCATTTTCCATGTATTCATAATTAGGTTCCCAGTTACCTTTATAGTTTTGAAAGTATTGTCCGTCTGCTTCTACTGCACCTATTATTAAAGTTGTACCGTCATTATTAAATGCAAGAGAACTACCAAACTTATCACCTTCCTTAATCAACTCTGCAAGTTGATCCGCAGATAATATTCCTGATGCAAGTGTGGACCCGTCATCTTCTATACTAACGCTACTTGGAAGAGATACATTTGTGTTTACTGAATCTAGTTTGATCCAATCATTGCTTTCAATAGATATAGTGCTACCATCGCCTTGATTATCTGCAAGTGCTTTCCATAAGTTACCATTGTAGAATACAATCGATCCTTTAGGATAGTAACTTTCTACAGAAACAGTTCCTGTGCCATTACCTCTACCTGTTGATACAAACTCTGTACCTGGAGTATTACTCAATGCACCTAGTGATACGAAGTCAGTTGTTCCTAATGTTTCAATTGTGTATGTACGGCCTGCAAGTATTTCTGTTGCTGTAAGTGTTCCACCTGGCTGATATATGCCTCTGTAATCTTTGTTCTGAATTAGTTCCCAGCCGCCTGCTGTTGTATAATTGTAAAGATAAACTCTACCCTTTGTATCATTCAATCCAGGAGCACTTACCGCCATTGTATACCCTGTGGCTGTTGTTGCTAAACTAATTTGACTACCAAAGAAATTGTCACTGTCTGATCTTGGACTTACAAAACTTTCTACATAATTCCATTGTTGAGCACTGTATCTATACAGCGAAATCATACCTTGGTTGCTATAACCTTTATTAGATCCGCTTTCTAAAGCATTAATGTTGAATGTTTGTTCCCAGTCTTCTGTATATACATTAATACTGCTGCCATCACCTATAATACTAGTTTTTGCTTTCCACAATTGTCCTTCATATAATACAATATCATTAGCAGCATAATTTTTAAATGTACTAAAAATTCCTTGATAATTTGAAGTGATGCCTGATGCCTTTGGTGATCCAACTATTAACCACTCATTATCTGATGTAATTGCAAGTTCTTCTCCAAATGTATTTGCAACTGCTGTTGTAAACCCTGTCAACGGTTGTAGTATTTGTTTTACTGCTAACCCGTCTGAAGTTTCAACATAAACAACTGTAATACCAGATCCTGGTATTGATGCTATTGTTTGGTTTAAAGATTCTGAATATAATACTTTCTTACCAGTATGTTTTGGATCAGTGCTTCCGAATGCAGTAATTTTTTTAGAACTAAATTGTTTTTTCTTTTCAACAATTTCCCACTTATTACTTCCATTATTATCTATATATAATTTAGATGTTCTATCTAATAATGCTGTTTGTTCTAAATCTAAAGAATCATAATCTGCAAATCTAGCATTTGTTAATAAGATAGGGTATGTTAATGTGCTAGGTTCAAAGTCTACATCTGCTGGTGGTGTTTCAGTTTCAAAACTTAAGGTAAAGTTTGTTACTTCAGTTATCTTATGGAAACCATCTATGTCACCAAACGTTTTAAATCCTATAAATTCATCTACATTTAAATTGTGTCTTTTTGTAAATGTAACAGTTACTTTATTCTTATCGGTAGTAATGTTTGAAATAGGTAATTCGTTTGCAAAATTAATACGTAATACAGTCCATTCTTGCTTATCAAAAGTAACCCATATATGATCGTTGTTAAGCACTCCTGTAATATCTATGTTTGTTATATCGTCTCTAGTTTGTACAACATATTTTGTTTGATCAACCTTGACATACCCAGCAGTTCTAAGATATTGTTTTTCACTAGTAGTAGGATTAATATTAGTTGTAAAAGGTATAGGTGCAAAATAGAAATCACTTTGATTAGTTCTATAATATCTATCAAGCTCAGCAACGTTTTTAGTATTAGTAACTAATAGAGGTTGTGGATTAAGAACAAAATTATCTGTATCTAATTTAAGTTCAACTACTTTAGATTGATCAGTTCCTCCAAGTTGTCCAACTTTAAATGCCCATTCTTCTTTTAAACTAACACCTTCATCTGCTGTTCTACCAAGTTTGTTAAATATTTTAGTAAAAGAATTACTTGTTCCTTTTTCTCTAATAAATCCTTGGTATAATCTAAACTGTGTTACACTGTCTTCGGATAAATTTTGTAAATAACTTCTTGTCTGATAACCGATAGTATGTCTTGCTAATTCTCTCTGACTTTCTGACAACCCTTCAGTATTAACATCGAAATAATCTTCCATTTGATTTATTTTAAAATCAAAGTTAGGAACTAATTTTTTCTCAGGTGTTGAGTCAAGTACTGTCCAGTTTACAGCATTAAATTCTTCATCACTTGTATGATTACGTTTACTTGTATAATTGACACCTTGGTAATTTATAATATCGCCAAGTTTATAATCAGTAAATGGCTGCCAAGATGCAATGTTTACGTTGTCAAACAAAAATCCTGGCGAAGTATAATCACCGTCCCAGTCTACAGTTCTAAACCCTTGTACTTTAATTCTTTCTTGTCTATAGCCAGTTGGCTTATCAAAAATTACATCATTGAAAACTGTTCTATCATTAAAAATAGCAACATGTTCTTTAAGGACATAGTTTAATTTTAGATAAAAAAGTCCTCTAGTAGTTTCATTTATTGTAAATGTAAATGATTGGAATTCTCTGTTGACATCAAAGTTTTTAATGTCCATAGGTTCGCCATTATCAGTCAATACATTATAATCATAAAAACTATCAAGTATATTATCAACTACACCAATTGGTACAGTAACTTTAATTTTTTCTGCGCCTGGGCTTACTGCAAGTAATGATCCAACTGACCATTCATTACGTGTCCAGAACATAAATTCTTTAGCAGAAGTTGTAAAGTCTTGCATTGCTTGATTATCTGTGCTATAATTTTCAAAAACAAAACCTTGTGATTTTAGATAATGCTCGTATCCTAGTAAGAAATCTACAACCTGTTGTACTGTGTTAAATGTAGTTCCATAACTTATATCTTCAGTAGCGAATTGATTAAAGTTTCTTCTGCGCTGTGCTGTAGCAGCACCTAAGATTGGCAACTCTGGTAACTTGATCCAATTATCTGTTTCAAATTTATCAGTGCTTGTATGAGTCAACTTTGCTCTATAAAACATATTTCTGTATTGCGTTATTGCTCCGTTGTTATAAAGTTGGTCTTCTGTCCAATTTACAAACGTTGCACTAACTCCGCCTACAGATAATGTTGGATCTGCTTGATTTGGTATTGCTTTATAAATTCTAAAGTAAGGATGTACGTCATCGTAACCGTTTACTATCCAGCCGCCTTCTGTTTTTTCAAATATAATTCCGCTGTAACTAACAGTTTTAATTGGAGATGAAACATTAAAAAATATGTTATAATTTTCTTGTGGTATGAATATGCTTGAACTTGCAGCAGCAGGACTTTTAGAATCTAGTAAATACTTTTGTTGAGTTTTATCAACAAATCCATTTAGCCTGCTAGTCAATCTTACATTAATATCTGACAGTAAACTTTGTGCGTTTGCAACAGGTTTTCCTGATGAAATTAAGTAACTGCTTATATAAGATGCCAAGCCGCTAGTGATTTCAGTACTACCTGTAACAGGTAACACTATTTCGCTAGGTTTAATAAAAACACCCGTACTCTTACTAATAATTTGATCTGCAATATTACGTTTTGTTTTGCTTCTATCAAAATTTGCAACAATATATTCAAACGGACGTAGTAAACACAACGCTATTGTTACAACAAACGGAAATTCTGAACTGCTTCTATAAGCATATTCAGTAGGCGAAACGTCACCTAGTTTGAAACTTCCTTTATTATTTGTTAAGGTAAAGTTTGTTGCTAATCCACTATCAAGAGGACTTAGTAGTTCGCCGTATTCGTTTACAGGTATATGTCTTAATATACTAGTTCTAGCATATCTTTTATATGTACCTGCTCTTTTGCCTTGTCTTATAATACCGTCTCTAATATCTTCCCAAAGAATAAGGTTTCCACTTGTGTATGGTGCTTTACCATATTGTGTTTCCCACCAACTTGGCTTTTCACTAAACCCAAGCATTTCCCAAGGACAACGATGCGGTCTATCTGTATCATAGAAATATTTGTAAGCACCTCTCCACCATCCTGGTAAATTTTCATCACCATCTGGTGTTGTCATATTAGAATAGGTATATGTAAATGTTTCTGTATCTTTTAAGTATGTGTTAGCAGTGTAACCAAGATTGGTATTTGCCACCCATTTTAAAAATTCTTGACTTGCTATTGCATCAAATTCTGCTTTTGTAAATACTGAATTTTTATAATAACCACCAAGGTTAGCATCTATATCAAATACACTAGGGTCATAAGATTGTTTAATATTATTATAAATTCTATATTCTAATTCTAGTAAAACATCATCTCGAAAATCACCATAAGCAACAGTGATACTGCCGTCATGACCTTGTATAACTTCTGTAGGTACTCTGTATGTGTCATCAATAAATTTCATTGGAGTATATTTTTTGTATAATCCGTTTGAAGTTGGTGTAGGTGGCACATGACACGATGCTGTTGATACATATTCGCGAACTTCTATTGTGTCGCCTTGTACTAAAGTACCTTGAATTGTTAAAAATGAAAACTCACTACTAAATGTATAATCTGTACCATATAATAACTGTGTACCATTTTTGTAAATGTAAACAGCACGTCTACTTAATGTACTTAAATCAAAACTTTGACTAAGTGAAAATGTTTTAATTCCTGGGTCATCAACTGTGTATGTTAATTTTGTAAATGCTCCTGTACCTAATGTGTCGCTATCTGCAAAGGGACTTGCTGAGCTCTTTATTTTTGTTAATTCTTCAAAAATAGAATCTACTAAATCTGGTATATTTGATGTGTCATCAACTTCATAAGATTTTTTAATAAAGTTTTCTTTAAACAATGAGTATTGTTTTTTAGCATATTGTAAAGATTTAACAATATTAATTTCTTTGTCAGCAAGCATTAATAGTGCTGACGCTGCAACACCCGAATGTTTTAGAAATCGTTTTGCGTTTATATTAATATCTGAAATGTCTCTTAAATTAGACACTCCCGGAAGTATACCAGTAAATCTTGTGTCAAATTCTAATGCTGTTTTAACATGATCAGTTGCTTGCCCGAGCGTAAAACTTTTTAAGTTTTCATTTAACGGATTTTTTTCTAATCCTACAGGAATTTCATAGTAACCATTTTTAGGAATGATTTCGCCAACTACTTTAATTGTAATAATATCGTTAGGTTGAAACACAGTAGTAAAAGTGAACTGGTTTTTATCACGTGTATAAGATTCTTTTAATTCATCACCATTTCTAAAAAATATAATTTCAACAGTATCATCTATATCATCAAAATCAATAATATCAGTTTGTACAATATTTGTAGCATTTATAATTGTAACACTATCAACAATAGGCTGTAAGTATTTAGATTGTGTTTTAATCCAACCATTTTCATATTTGCCGTTTACTTGATAATAATGTTTATTAGTGTTATCAGTAATTGCCTGTTGATTTATTGTATATGTAAATTGTTCAGTTTCCCAATTCCAATCAAATTCTATATCGCCTACATTATCAATATTTTGATAAGAAATACTAATACCTAATTCTTTGTCAATAGGACCATTGCCTAATTTATAACTAAAAATTTTACTTCCTGCAAAACTACTTACTGGATACGTAACTGTATCATCAAGTGCAACACCTGTTTCATTAAAACTGTCAAATAAAGGTGCTTGGTTTACAGTTGTTTTCTCTTGACTCTTTTTCCAAGATGTGCCGTTGAAGTAAAACTGCTTACCTGAATTAGAAGTGCCTCTACTAGCAAGAACACATTCATTAATTGTTGGTGTGCTATCTGTAGTTTCTTGTAAAGTAATTTGTCTTATTCCGTTGTGGACAATAAACTTAACTTCGTATATTTTGTTGTTTGCAAGATTATCATCATCTGCTGTAACAAGTACTCTTGCGCCTTCAAAAAGAAACTCACCGTCTACACTATATCCTGTACTACCTTCAATAGTTGAAAATACATCCTTTGTATAATCATCAATATAATCAACTGAGGCTTTTGCAATTGTTCCTTGCTGGTAAAGTTTTATACCAGGATGAAATTCAATAATTGGTCGCTTTGCCCTTGCTGCTTCGAGTGCATCAAAATCACTATCTCTATAGTTAAATGCATATTCAAGGACACTACGATGGAACCATCTATTATATCTACTCCACGGATTCGAATCATTACTGCTTCTGTTAATTGTTACATAATCTTTATTTGCAGGATACAAGGTTGCATCGTCAAAAGGTTGAGTATCAAATCCTTCGTTATCGAATACGATTTCAGGAGTATCTGCACTTATGCTAGGTGGAATTAAATCAGCAAATCTTATTAGTGTAATTGCTTTTCCTATTCCTTCAACTAGCCATGTGTCTGTAGCATACTTTTCACTTTCAACTTGTCCACGGAATTCAATTACCATTCCGTTTGATAGTTCTACTCCATTAGCACTTTTATAATAAGTTTTTCCTAAAATTTCTTTTTCAATATTAATTGCTGTATTACTTTCAATATCAGCAATAATAAATCTGCCTAGTCTATTAGGATCTGTTTCACTTTGATAAAAAAGTACATCTGGAGAATTTAAAGGAACTGTAAATGTAAGTGTACCTACTTCAATACTATTATTTGTAACTCCGCTATTATAAATTAAACTGTTAAACGAAGCGTTACTATCAATTACTTCCCAGTCTTGACTATCTAAGTCTATCGAACTTCCGTCTGCAGGACTAATTTCAACTTTTGCTCTCCAAAGTTTTCCATCAAATACTGCTAAGTCACCTGGAAAATAAGTTTTTAAAGGTTCGTAATTTAAACTACCAGTATCATAATTTGTTCTTAATACAAAAGGCTCGCCTGGTGAGTTAACAGTAAACTCATATGTTTGGCCTCTATATAAAGTAAGTGTTGGATTATTTGTAAGTCCATCTGGAGTAAACACCCAAGAAGAACCAATCCCTTGATTAACTTTATATGTAGATTGAATATCCTGTGTTTGGCCAAAGATAGCCACCGTAGGTGGACCAGCAGGTACCCAATAGTATTCTCTATAATTTATAAACTTATCCCAGTCTATAGGCGGATTCCAACTATAATGCTCTTGGAACGTAGTTTTGTCATCTCTTTCGTTTACATTACCAAAGAAAGTTTCAATATTTTTAAAATCTAAATAATCGTAAAACTTAGTTACAACCTGATTATTTTCAACTGTAACGCCTGGCTCTAACTGATATCTGCTTCTTAAAGTATTATCAGTATCTAAATATACGTTGTTACCGTTATAAGTTTTGCCAAATCTTCTACCAACATATCCTGATAGTTTATCCAATGCACCTGGTTGTACAAGAGGATCAACTACTCCTGATAGAAATTTGTCATTAGCATCTGTTCTAAAAGTTTCTGGAAGAAGCTCGGAACTTTTTCTAATAGGTAACTGACTGTTAGGGTAAACCTTATCTACCATTAGTAACTAGAACCTCCGCTGCTAGAACCTGTGGTACCTGTACTTGTAGTTGTACTTGTAGTTGTACTTGTACCTGTGCTTGAACTTGTTGTGTTTGATTGTGAATCACTTTCTATTGTTCCTGTGCTTGATCTAATTTCAGCGGCGGTAATGCTAGTAACAATTTTGATGTCGTCTACTGTTGCACCACTTACAAAAATTTCATCTGGTTTACTTTGTATTTCAAAAAGACTGCCAAATGATTGTGCTGATGATCTAGGTAAAATTACAAAGTTAGTAACATCAGGAGATACTGTGTTAATAACATAAGTTGTTAATTCACTTAGATAAAATCTGTCACCAAAATCCCAGTTTTGAATTTCAAAGAATTTGTTAATTGCTGTTACAATTCTTACTTTTAAATTGTTATCATTAATTGCTCTATCTGGATTTTTAACTACTTTAAATTCAGACTGCAATTTAGTTGATGCTTTTGCACCAAACAATACTTTATATTGTACAGGATGATAAATTATTTCATCACTGATTGTTTTGATTTGACTTAGATTAGCACCAAATTCTATTCTTAGGCTATCTGTTGTAGGAGCAGCAGGTTCAGTTGTTGCGCCTGCAAGATAATTTCTATATGCTATATCATAATTTTTAGTTAATAGATATAAATCAACAATGTTAGTTACACTAGGATCAATTCTTCTATTTTCACTAGCGGAATGTGTGTATTGGAATTTTAGATTCCTTCTGCCTACATATGCAACATATGAACTATCTAATTCAAGAGTGTTTGTTGTTCTGTTAACCTTTTTAACTACATCTTCTGCAACGTCACTAAAATAAATTAATTGGTTGTTATTAAAATCATTTACGTTAACATCTGCTTCTTTATTTCTAACAATAATTGTATCTGTACTATTATCAAAAAGATTTAAAACTTCTGTGCCATATGTATCTGTTTTTCTTTCAAAGAACAAATAGTTAGACTCAGAATCAGCACCTGCAACTTGTATAAACGAATCAGGATCGTCAACAACACCGTCGCTATCGTTATCGCTAAAACTTAACTTAATTTCTTTGTTACTTTCGTACCCATCATCAAATGTTATTGTATCTGTTATTTCAAAAGTATAGTCTCTGCCTAATGCTGTTGCACTAGTTGTTTGACTATTGATGCCTAAAATATTAACAATATCTTTTGCAATTCTACCTGTTAGATTATTATATGCAATTTCATTCTTGTCAAAATAAAATCTATTTTGCTCAACACTGCCAAACACATAATTTAATGTTCTAATTCTAACTACATACTGATCGTTTTCTTTTACAAATGCAAACAGCCAAGAACCGTCAAGATTTTCATTTGTAATGTCGCCTGCTTTACCTAAATTAAAGTTATTAACTAAATCTAAGTTTTGATTTTGTATAATTTTCCACGAAGTATCAGCAGTATCATATCGCAAACCAAAGTTTAAATTTGCAAACATCAGATTAGTAATTTCTGTTTCAAGTGCTACACTTAAATCGTTTACAAACTTTGGAACAATACTATTTGCTATCGCACCGTCTGGGATATTTTCGTTAAAAGTTATTGGTCCTAATCCATTTGCAAGAGCACCTCTGTTAGCATTTGTACCGTCACCTATAACTGATTGTACTTTAGCCCAAATGTATGTGGAACTTCCTGTATGATTGGCAGTGCCCGCCATCAATTTATTATTTTGATTTATCATAAAGTGATAACCGTCTGGTGCGGTAAATTTAACTGTTGATCCAACAGTAAGGAATTTTAAACTACTTGTTGAATATGTACTAACCTTAAGTAAACTATTATCAATAGTGTTTGTAAAATAACCAGTTCCACTATTTAAATCGTTGGTAATACTTTTCCATACTGTAGTTTTTTCACTAAATGTTACTCTTTCGTATTTGGTAATGTAGAAATTATATAAGTCTTTATCAGTAAATGCACCTTCAATGTTTTGCCTTAAAAAATTAATAATTTCAGTTTTGCTTGTAAACTTTAAAAATAAACTTCTTTCTGCTTCTTGTCTGTAAATATATCCATCATCAGCAAAAACATTTACTGCACTATATTTTCCGCTTGCATCTACAATGTCATAATTTCTGCTAATACCACTTGAAGTTCTGTTTACTGCTTTAATTTTTAAAATATTTTGAGAACTTGCTAACGGAGCAAGATTATAATCTTCTCCAGTAACCATTCTGTTTTGTGTATAATAAATTGCAGGAGCATTTTGACGTATTGTGTCTGTACTTTCAGTTGCTGCTGCATTGTTAACAGTATATTGCAATCCTAAGTTTATAGTAAGTGTGTGTGCAATACCTGATTTGTTTAGATAATTGATATCAATTGAGATACCTTTCATGTCATTAGGAGCAATAGAATATTCAAGTCCGTTGCTTACTCTGTAGTATGTTCTGAAAGAACCTTGCGGTAAATTTCCATATGTGCCATCAGCAAATACAAGGTTAACTTTATCGTTAGGTTGTGTAGAAACTGAATAGATATTTTTTACGTTACCAACAATACTATTGTAGGCAATATTATTTCCTATTAAATTACTTACTTTGGTCCATTCACGCTCTTGGCCACCTGCACTATTCAAACCAAACAACCAAAGATCATCATTATTAATATTGTTTGTCTCTACAGCAATTGTTTCATTTGTAGTAGGAGTACTAATGTCAAAGTCTGCAAACTCTAAACTTCCTTGTTTAAATTGTAAAAAGAAACCTGTGTTTGCACTTGCAGAACCTTTTCCATCTTGTCTGTACACAAACCCTAACTGGTTACCTGGTGTTGGTGCTTCTTCATATATAAGTTCTTGTTCCTTGAACGCCGTACTTACTATTTCAAATGCCATGCTTCTACCAGCCACAGATTTTGAAAATGTGTATAATGGAACATCATTTGTAGTAGTTCTAAATCTATATTGCTCTGTAGGTATGCCCTGTATTGTAGCAGCGCCTTCGCTTCTACCAAACTCTGTATTGTCAGACATAGCAGAATTAAGAATTAATACAAACTGTTCTGCCCAGTTACTGTTTGTAGGATCATTCCATTTTACAGTCTGTTGTGATAAGTCTCTACCATTACTATCAATAATATTTTCTGTAGTTGATATTGTATTAAATTTTAATAAGCCACTAGATCCTATATTTCTTTTTGCGTTGTAGGACAACATTCTAGCAATTCTAAGAACACTTTCTTTACGCTCTGCTAATTCTAAAAAGTTTTCTCTACTTGCTAAATCTAGTCTAAAACTAATACTTTGGCCTAAAAATGCTACTGCATCAACTAGAGCCATGTACTCAGAACTTTCAATATAGTCATTGAAATCTTCAGGATAGTTTTCTCTTAGGTAAGAAATAATTACCCTGCGGATATTTTCAAAATCATAAGACTTAAAATCCGCATTTCTAAACGTTTGATAGATGCGAGTCCAGTCCTGATTTAGTATTAAATTGTTCTGTCTTGACGTTGTGCTCATTAACTATATTCCTATTGTAATATTTAGCCCTTGTAATTAAGTGCTTAGTTTATAACCGAGTTATTTCTATCAAAATTAAAGCGCATTCTTTCAGTTACATTAAATGGAACATACACTACATCTGCTTCAATTCTCATGCCTTGTTCTGTGCTATCAACACTAACGCTTTGAACTACAACTCTAGGGTCATAGTTTATAATAGTTTCTACGTCTTTGGCTATAATATTCTTTACTTCTTCAGTAAACTGTTCAAAGATCATATCCCATATTACAGTACCAAAGGTCGGATTTTCTAACTTTTCACCTTTTCTTATGTAGAAGTTGTTGATAATATCTTGTTTTACCAAGTCAATATCATATAATTTAAATCCGCTTTTTTTGTTTTTTGAAGAGAACCCTCTATATGTAAACGTGTTCGCTCCTGCAGACCCAACACTTGCTTGGTTAACTGCTACTGCTTTTTGATTGTATATTTTTTTCATATACTACTCCTCTTTTGGTTCTCTGTCGGTAAACGTTTCATTTTGTAATGCAGGAGAATTATTCTCATGCAACGGCCACGGCTCATGCATAGGCACTCTTTTCATTATTGTTTTTATTTTTCCGTCAGTGTATTTAAGTTTAGGCCATCCAACAGCAGGATTTGTAAACAATGTTGTATGTAAGTGCAAGGCAGTGATAGTTGCTGCTTGGCTTGCTTCTTCTGCTTCTCTTGCTTGTGGGCCATTCATGTGTATTTCTGCTGCTGTCTCAGTATGATTGCCACCACTTAAAATATCTGTTGTACCACCGGCTGTGTATGCATTGTTACCATCTGTATTCAGATCTAAATTACCAGTAGTTTTTATAAGTGTATCTCCAAATACTTTTAAGTCAAGATCATGTGGAGTAACTATTCCATATCCTGTAGCAATTTTTGTAGAACCTATTACACTGATGTCTAAAGATCCGTCAACTTTTACACCTTCTGCATTTTCATAATTTCTAGTTTCTATCTTACCATTTGCACCAATCAGTATGTTTGTGTTGAATGCACTTTCAATTTGTATTCTACCTGATTCATATTCATTTCCGTCTTGTATTTTAGATATAGGATTTCCGTCTGCATCTCTTCTATGTAATTCATCAGTTGAAACATACTCGGCAGTTGCTTTCATGTTTATATTTCTTCCGGCTTCAATATTAACATCTCTGTCGGCTTTGATGTTTAAATCATTTTCAGTGTGTACACTTATACTATCTGCTGCGTATACATCAATTTTACCATTTGATGTCATTTCAATCCATGACGTTCCTCTAGAATTACCAATATAAATTAAGTCTTCTGAGTTATGTAATAGTATCTGATGCCCTGTTCTTGTTCTTAGTCTTGTGTATTCATTGTAAGGAACAGTTACGTCACCTTTATCATTTGTTTGTTTGCCTTCGGCATCAGCAAATCTTTTTTCTATAACATCAATATATTTTACAGGGCCGCTGGCTGCTGAAGTTTGTCTAACATATCTATCATCACCATCATCCATAACAAACTGTGTACCACCAAGTCTACTTACTGCAACCCCTGTAAGTGATTGATTCTCTGTTGTACCAGTTGTCATTCTTTTACTGCCGTCTCTCCAATCTAGAGGTCCAGGAGTAGAAATACCAAAAGCAGCATTAGGAGTTTGTCTTCGAGCCGAAGTAGTAGTAACACCACGAACATCATCTTCTAAAGTTCCTGCTTCAAGAAATCTATCAGCAATAGGATGAACAGGTTTTTTAATTTTGTCTGGATCTTTTTCTGCTTCTTCTTTATTAAATCTTTTGTTTATTTCTCCTACAGGAAGTGGCTGTGTTGTATCAAACTTTTTCTTATCTGCATCTGTTAAATCTACCTGTGTGCTTCCTGCTATGGCCGGTACCATGTTATTTGCAAAGTTGGGTGGTAAACAGGCGAACCAATAACCTTCGCCAGGATCGCCGTCAACAAAAGTACACATAACTGTTACACCTACATCAGGTGGAACAAACCACATACCGTAAGATTTTTGAGTATCGTTGAAATCATTATTATTATTACCCATAGCAGGAAAAGGCGTATAACCAAAGAATGGAGATGCATAGTTAACTGTATACGTTTGTCTGTCTGCTCCTATATCATTACCTTGTGATTTTAAAAGACTTACACGAAGTCTTCCGTTAAAGGTAGGATCCATAACACTAATAATTTTCGCAAGAAAGACTCCGCTGCCTAAATTTACGCCTGCTGTTTCTTTACTAGGTTTTCTTCTTTGTATTGCCATTTTATGTTACACCTTCATTTAATTCTATATCAAATTCTCTCTCTTCTTGATTTGGTACATATTCTTCGCTAACATTATTTTTATCTTTTGCCTCGCCTGTTACTTTTACAGTTGCATTACCTTGTGTGCTTGACTGTAATTTCTTGCCATCAAAGTCAGTTGGCTGTGCTTGCATTCTAATACATTGTAGCTCTTGCTTAAATGTTCCACCTTCAAATTTACTAATAACTTTAATTACTCTGTAGATACCACTAAACGGACTTACCCCGTCATCGAACTCAAAACCACCAGTTCTTTCATTTATATCTGCAGGTGTTCTAAATGTAATGTATATGTAAACATCTTGTCCTTCATAATTCATAGTGCCATCTTCAGTTAATAGATTTGACGATCCTGATTCAGCAGCAAAGTAATTACTTAATCCACTATCAATTAAATAATAGGTATCCCCCATTACTGTAAAATTAATTTTTACTAAGTCAGCACTTGTAACATTGATAAATGCATCTTGGAAACTTTGTGCAATTTTTTGTTCAACATCTACGTCTCCTGATCCTCCTCGCAACACATTAAACAGATCAGGATTTTTCTTAACTTTAGATTTACCTAAATTTGCAGCCTGTGCTGTAGAGTTATTGCCTTTCTCTATCTCTACTTCTTTCTCATTGCTTTGGCTTGGCCCTTTATTGTCTTTATTTTGTTCGTTTTTAGTTTTAGATTCTGACTGTGGATTTGCTCCACTGTAAAATAGATAATTAATATCAATATCAAAACTTAGTATTTCTGTATTCTGTCCAGAATATATGTATTCGTACTTTTTAACAATATTTTTTTCTAATATATCATACCCTGGAGGAATTGCATTAGGATTACCAAATATACTAGAATGCACTTTGAAAGGCACAACTCTATAAACGTATTTTTTTGCAAAGTCACCAATTGAGGCATCGTAATCTAAAAATTCAATCTGTGTATCAATTTTAAACCAGTCTATCATACCGTCTGCTTTTGTAGCCTTTTGTGTTGCTTCTTTAGCCCATGTAGAACTTAGTATAACTTGTGTAATGATATCTGTTAATTTTTGTTTTTGTGTAAAATGAAAAGACCTTGCGTTTTCATCGATTTGCATTATGCCTCTATTTACACGGCCAGTTTCTTCATCAACAACATCTTTGTCTGTCTTGAAAGGAAAGTTACCACCACTTTTTGCATCAAACCCAAATTTAGATTTTGCAACAGGGTTGTTACCTATGTTTTGACTTGTTGTTGCATCAACTTCTGTTCCGCCTACTGATTGTTGGTTAGATCCAGCAGGATTAAAAGTTGCGCCAGCATCAGCATCATTACTTGATTGGTTTTGATTAGTAAATCGTTGACTAGACTTTTCTGGAAAATGTATTTCGTATCTATCTTTTATATCATATCTACCTTGCTTTACTGCAAGTTCTTCATTTTTATTAAGCAAAGCAACTAAACTGTTTCCTCCAGTTGCTAAAAGATCTCTAACCGTGCCTTTTTCTTCTTGTGGCATCGGTGCTGTTCCTGTTGTTATACCTATGTTAATATCTGTAAATGCTGTATCTACAGTGTCTGAGAATCCTTGATGATTATAAGGATATGCTTCTACAGCATACTTACTTCCTGTTTCATCTACACTAAAGGTAACTTTCTTTAATTTTAAAATAAAAAATTTAGGTTTAATTGTTTTTTTAATTTTAGAAGATTCATCAAAACCTATAATATCAAGTTTTAACAAAAACGGACTATCTAAGTAATTTGAGTAGCCTGCTTT